ATTGCTACACCAAAATCAGTGCCGTATTCTTCTTGTTTAGATTTACGGATTTCTTTAAGCTTTTGCTCTTTGTTTTCCATTTTTATTCTTTTCTGAAAAATCTTTATGAGCTTGTTGAATATAATAAGAAGCTGTTTTTGCCATTGATTGTGGCATTTCAAACTGCTTATCAGATAGTTCTCTAAGCTTATTGTAAGTGTCCATATTTAAGGCAATGCTTTTAAAACGGTCCGTGTCCATTTTTATGCCTCCAAAGATGCTGGATCAAAACTTTCACCAGCCTGGTTCATTTCAAGCTCTTCAACTCTATGCATCCAATAATAGGTGCTTCCTTTAGGAAGTTTACCTGTACCAGAAGCTTCAGCTTTGTAAGCTCCAATCCGATATTTCTTACCATCCGGTGTAGTTACAGTTCCTTTAAGGTCGTAACTCTTTGGACTTTCCTTATTTATATTAGGAAAAACTACTCCTAATGATTTACGTTCTTTAGCTTGTTCTTCAGCCATTTTTTATTACTCCATTGGTCTCAAGTTTAGATTTAATCTTGTTAAACTTTTCCAAAAATTGTGAGTAGGCGATTGGATTATTAGTCCGTACCGTCTGCATTAATTTTTGATTAGTTGTAAGCCAAGACTTGTATGAACCAAGATGAGAGACCTTATCAAGCTCGGTTAATGCTGTTTGTAGCTGTTGGTCCTGTTGGACAATAGCAGCAGATACTTCTTCAGCACTTGCTATTCTGTCATTAGTTAAGCCTAGTAATGCTAAAGCTCTTCCAACAGCAGAAGTTTCAGCGTTTTCCAACGCAGAAGTTTGATTAATTCTACTAGCAGCTCTTAATTCCTCTGCTAATCCAGTAGATACTAATTGTTTATCAATAAATACTTCAGCTCTAACGATAACTTTTTTATCGTCTTGATGTACTAATTGAGTTGATATAGTTGCAGCAGTTCCTAGATTTCTACGAAAGATACCTATTCTATGAGCTACTGTAGCGTAATCGTTATTATGAATTTTTATAGTCTGTCCATTAAGACTTTTTTTAAAGTCCGTAATACAAGACTTTAATTTATCATCTGACATATATAGTAACCTCCTATGATTATGATTGTGTAAGTGATGATAGAAGGAGTAATCATTGTTTGGTGTTACTCCATAATTCTTTAGCTTCTTTTAAAAATTCATGACCGATCGACCAATAAAATGGATGTTCGAACTGTGGTTCTGTGTCTGCTATTAATTCTCTTATGATTGCATCTTTATCGTTTAAGTGAGCATATCTAGTTAGCAATCTTTCTCTTCTGATACACTTGTTAGTAAACTGTTCGTAATAATTTTTAATATTTCCTTCTTCTAAATCCGCACAATTATTTTTTGAAAAAATTTGATAGCCATCTGAGGACAGGTAAATTAAATACGGCACTGGAGAATGTTTAGATAAAGAAACCGTATAAAAACTTAACTGTCTCAAATGACTTAACGAAGGAGTGGACGGCAGTCGAGATGATGAGAAGCCACGACTACCATCCTTTTTAATCTTCAATGGTTTTTGCCAAACTGTTTTAAATTCAAGGACCGAAAGAACAGAGCTACTCTTATGGAAAGTAGATGCACCACCAGATTGCTCGGATGATTTAAAATCCTTAAATGTAAGGTCAGTTCTACCTACTTGAGGTAGTTGAAGTCTGTAATCGGTGTGATTAACGCTTGCTTCACCAACAATATCTTTTGCTGTTGCAATACCTACTTGTTCACACGCTTTAAATCCTTGTCTAATTGTTTGAGGAATTGTCTCCTGGTACTTCTCAAACTTATCTCTATCTTTATCGTTTACAGGATTATATTCTTTAAATTTTTCTAATGCTTTTTGTATAGCTGCATCTTCAGATAATTTTTCATTATCTTGAGACTGTAATTTTTTTGTAAGTGGGTTCATTTTCCAAATGGTATTTGAGTAGTGCCATTGCAAAGCATCATTAACTGCTACACCAGCAGCCATGTTTGCATTGCCTTCTAGTAATCTTCTTTGTTCTTGAGTTAAAAATATTTTTTGATAGATGAATGGACCATCCAACATTTCTGCTGAAGTAGGTGAGTGATGATTGTAGTTTAAATTTTTAAATACCGGTGAAAGTATTTTTTCTTCTAAAGGATCTGAAAGTTTTTTTATACTGTCTTGTTTTAAAATCATGCATAGGTTTTATTCCTATGTAGAATATTCACGATGTCGGTTTTGTTACTTTGGATGCTTTGGGTAATTTAGTATATTTGATTTACTTTTGTTACTTTTGTTTGTTTTGTCGTTTTGTAACTGTGGAACAATTCCAATAGTGTCTCGTTCTAACCATTGTTCTATCCATACACGCTTATAATAGTATATATTTGTGTCTCTAGGATTAATCCAAATAGGACCAATCTGGCGACCTAGATCTATAGTTTGATCTCTCATATAGGCTAAAGCTCTTACTTTTATACCAAATTCGTACCAAACTTGTTTAGGTTTTAATAATTCTTCTGGATTTTTAGACAATTTTATTCTCCGCGCTTTCGGCCATTGCTGTTTGGTGTTCAAAAACATCATTTAAATGATCGTCGATAGCATTAATTCTATCAATTTCTTCTTTGGTTAGTTCTTCATCAATAGCTCTAACACCTTTTTTTTCTTTAACTTCTATAATTTTAACATTATCTACACCTCGAAGTGATTTACCTATTTTTACAGCTATATCTGAAAAGACTGTATCTCGTACTCTTAAAAATATTTGTTCTGCTTTAACTCTTGCTTTTTCTTCTATTTGTCTTTCAGTAAGACCATATTTAATAAGTCCTTGACTTATCTCTTCTTGAATTTTTTCTTTTTCTCTTTCTATTATATAATTTTTTAATATTAATTTTTTCGTTTCATCTTTACCAAAAACATCAGTGGCTCTTGCCATGTTATAAAATTTTGAATGATCTCTAATATAATCTTTTTTATCTTTTATATTGTCTGGATTAACTAAAGCAATAACAGGCGCAACAAATTCTGGTTTAATATCATCAATTACTGTACGACTTGTTTCAATTAAATATTTTAAATCATCAAATGAATTACAATCCTCATCTGGATCTACCGATGATATAGGAACAGCTTCAGGATCTGCATTAATTATATCAACTGTTTTATTATTTTTATTTTTTCTATAAATACCAAAAAAATATCTAAATCTTTTATTGTTATCTCTAAAGTTTTTTATTTGAACTCCAACAATAACCATTTGACCTTCTAGTACTACAGGCTCATTTGAATTATAATAGTAAGCTATATGATTATGAAAAATAGAATTTTCTTGTTCAATCCGAATTGCTTTTACATCAGGTCTATAAATTTCTCTTGGACAGGAAATATATTCTTCTTTTTGTAATCCAATTATTTCTCCTGGAAGAACTGCAAAATCTCCTTGACCAGTTAAATCTTGTGTATCTGACTTACCCCAGACTGGAATATCTAAAGAATTAAATAATAGTTCACTAGGATCACATCCTAAAACTTTTGAATATTTAAAAGCTGCATCTCTCGACATATCCATAGTACCAGCCATATGTCTAAGAATTGTACTTTCACTTAAACCAGATTGTTCTGAAAATAATTTTGCGTTTGTAATTCCGCTTGCATTAAACTTTTCTCTTAATATTTCTGATGGATTTTTTATATTGTATAAACCTGATTGATATGTTGAAGGAACAACACCTAAATTAATCATTGTTTTATTCGGTGAAGGTTCGTTTAAAAGATTTAATAAAGATCTATTCCATCTATGATTAAATGATCTTTCAACACCAAGTCCGTTCATTGAAGCTTGCTTAGATGCTAAAAGATAAACTTTATCTGATGAGCCAGAAATAATTCTTTTTACTTTTGCTTTTTCTGGAAAATTTATTTTTAATAAATTATCTGGTTCTCCTAAAATTGATCTAGCTACTGGAAGAAAATCTTTATCTATAAAAAGAAATTCGACTTTAGCTTCAACGCCGTCTTTTCCAATTTTCATTTCTATAATTGGATCAAATGTTTTAATAAATTTTTTGGTTCTAAGTAGACCTTTTTGTGGTTGTGATGGTTTCCAAATATCTTTGATTTTATTCATATTAATTGCCATGTACTATAGGATTAATTGCGTCTAATCAAGAAAAATTGCGTATAAGCAATAAAATAGCTTGACTATCTAATTCTATCAATTAATGGCTAAAAACATGGTAAAACAGGTGTATTTTAGCGATGTCAAGTTCAGCAAATACTCAACTTGGCATAGGCAACAACATAATTGCTTAAATTTTAGTGATATTGATCAAGTTTCTAGCTGTAATGCTTGTTTAGAGCCATTATTCCTTGTTGAAACAGTATATTACAATAATCAAAAGCTAATAAAACCGCATAAAATAACCAAAAGACTAGCTGAAATGGCCGGAATACCGGCTTTTATACTCTGGTATCATGCAGTTGGAGATATGATGATGTGGTTCTACGTCAAAAAAATAGCTCCAGATTATCCAGGCGGATATTATTCAGAACCTAAAAGAATAAGTGCTGATCAATGGCTACAATTCCTGGAGCATAAGCAAGCTGAACATTTTCCAAAGTGTTCAAAGCAAAATTTATTTCTAAAAAAATTAAAAGAAGATCCACGTTGTTGGAAGAGGAGAGCATTTGCGCCAATTTTATATAAGTGATCCAAAGTTATTTGACCTGGATATGTCTGACTTTGATTTCAGACTATATGAATATTTATGTAAGAATTATGATCTAAAAAGATTATCTCCTTTTGTAAGAATGGTTGATTGTGCAGATCATTTTTCAAAACCGTTGCCAAAGATTAAGGAAGCTCTGCAAAGATTATCTTTAATGAGCATTGATTACAAACCGTTAATTACTCACAAAAATTTTACTTACTTTGATATGCCAAGATATAAATATTTTCTTGAAAGCATAAAGTTTCGAAAGAACTATTCAAGAGCCGGTTGGTCCAGATTAAAACAGAATGTAGATACTTATAAGAATGGATCTTATGAATAGATTTGAACATATTTTGCAAGAAGAGATAATAAGTTTAAATAATCTTATCTTTTTGCTAGACGAAGCTGCTAGAACAGAAAGATTTTTATCCAAACCAAAACATCCAGGAACACCGTCTATGTATGATGCTATTCTTACATCTTATACAAAAGGTGATATAGGATATTATCAAAAAGCTTTGATGAAGATAAGAGCTACTCCGCGCCAAGTAACCAGGTGGGAGTTTGCGATAGACGCATTATTAGCAATTGAGGAAGATATTTCCAAAGAACCATTACTTGATAGGCAGATAATATGGATGAGAGCCAATAGATTTAATTGGTCTCAGGTTGGGAGACACTTTGGTTTTAACAGAGTTTCAATCAAGAATAGATATATGAAAGTCCTAAGTTCATTAACGAATAAAATAAAAAATAATTCAAAAAAGTATTGCAAACTTAACAGAATATTATACTTAATTTGATATTCTTCTTATAAATTTATAAAAAATAATAATCCTATAAACAAAGTTATAACATACTATTTGTAAATCTATTCTGGAGCTGTATAATCTGAATTATAGTAAAGATATAAAACCGTTCTGAAACGGATTTAAAGTTTATTTTCTTTTTTCTCTTTTTTTCTTTTTGCCAGAAACTCTAGTTAATATTTTAATCCTAAAACCGTAATAGAATGGCTGGAAGAAATAAGAACAAACAACCTTGTCAAACAATAAACAAAACCAATAAACTTCCTTGCAAAGCCAAAGGAATATATTGCAAGACAACAAAAAAATATCGCTGTCGAATGCACGGAGGTTATAGCAACGGACAGGTAACAATAGAAGGCAAGATTAAAGCCTATAAAAATCTACCGCAATTCAAGAATTTAAATGACGAAGAAATTAGAACTTACATCAGAGATAAGCAGCGAAATCGAAAGAATGCTGATGAACGGAACTCCGCTTACTCAAATAACAGAAAAGCCTGGTTCACCAAGTCTGTCCAAAGTGTATGATTGGATCAGAACCAATAAAGAATTTGCAGATAAGATACTGCTTGCTCGACGTATTGCAGCACAAACATATTTAGATAAAATGATCACTGAGTTAGAGAGTGCTGATAACAAGAACATAATGATCATTAAAGAAAAATTACATCATTATAGATGGATGGCATCAAAGCTCATTGCTATTTACGGAGATAAACAAGAAGTTAAGGTGGACCAACGAATTGAAATATCTTGGAATGCTGATGATAAGTTAGAAGAGAATGCTATTAAGGATGTTACGAATAGTCAGGTAGCTGAGGTCCAACAAACATAATCTCGCACGCAGTATAAGGTTCGAGAATGAGACTCATTCGCAACTGGAATGAAATTAAATAAAGTTAGCACCAATACTAACACCGGTCTTTAAATAAGTGATGTGTTTCGTGGATAGAGTAACGGTTTCAATAATCTTTTTGTATCCTTGAGCGAGGAAAAAAAGTTTTTTTTAGGTAGTACCACACCAGAATTTTAGCGGCTCGGTAGTTATACTATTAACTATAGGTCATTCAAACACACAAACAGATGAACAAATTTATAAAAGATAAGTTTCGAAATGTATCTGCAATCAGCTTTAAAGCATACGATAACGATTTAATAATAAATTTTTCAGGTTTTGAACAAGAAGAAGATTTAACGGAATTTTGTGAGTTTGTATTCAGAGCAATTAGGATGCCTTCTAATTATTCTGATAGACCTCCAACCGTTCATTAATGCCTCAATACAATATTGCTCATAGTACCAGAAGAGCTTTTGAAACATATGGAAAAAAAATAAATCTTAAAATGGAGTTTATTAGAACTCCTCAAGAGATTTGGCATAAGCTATTACAGGAATATAATTTTACTGTTGATGCTTGTGCTTCAGATAAAAATCATTTGTTGCCTAAGTATTGGACTAAAGAAAATTCAGCGTTAGATCAAAACTGGGATAATGAAATTGTTTATTGTCATCCTATGTTTGATCAAGCTATTCCTAAGTTTGTAAGAAAAGCTTTTAAACATAATTGTGTTTGTGTTTTCTTATTGCCAGCTTCTACAAACGCAGTTTATTTTCATAAGTACTTTTGGAATACAACAAAAAGTATGCCAAGAAAAAATATTAAAATAGAATTTTTGCCTAGAGGTAATTGTAGGACCAGTTATGTTTTTAAAACTGAGGAAGGTGTTGCTGCTAGTAGAGGATTTTTAAGACCTCTAATGTTAGTACATAAATTAAAATGAAAATTACAATACCTTACAAACCAAGACCTCAACAGGCTTTGGTACACAAAGAATTAGATAATTATAGGTACGCGGTTTTATGTTGTCATAGAAGGTTTGGCAAAACAGTAATGGCGATTAATCATTTGATTAAATCCGCTTTGCAAAACAAAAACCATAATCCAAGATTGGCTTACATAGCGCCAACGTATTCACAGGCTAAAAAAATTAGCTGGGATTACCTGAAATACTACACTCAAAAAATTCCAGGAACTAAATGGAATGAAAGTGAATTGAGGTGTGATTTTATAAATAACGCTAGAATAAGTTTATTATCTGGAGAAAATTTTGATAGCATACGAGGCGTATACTTGGATCTTTGCGTGATCGATGAATTAGCAGATATACCTCAGGCCTTGATAGACGAAGTTATAACTCCAGCTCTTTCTGATAGGAAAGGAAAGCTTTTTCTAATAGGAACGCCTCGAGGCATGAACAATATTCTATACGATTATTACAACAAAGCTCAAGCTGATCCTAAATGGTTTCTATATAGAGCAAAAGCTTCTGAAACTAATATAGTTGATAAAGAAGAATTAGATGCAGCACTCAAGATTATGGGTACTGCTAAATATAACCAAGAATATGAGTGTTCATTTATAGGTAATTTAAGAGGCTCAATATTTGGCGAGATTATTAATAAGATGGAGGATAACAGACAATTAGGAAGATTTCCTATTGATCCAAGTTATCCAGTATCAACTGCTTGGGATTGTGGCTGGAACGATCAAACAGCAATAGTATTTTTTCAAGAAATTGGAGGCACGATACGGATTGTTGATTATTATGAAAACAGAAATCAGGCACTTCCACACTACGCTAAAATTTTAAAAGAGAAAGATTATGTTTTTGATAAACATATTTTTCCTCACGACATTGAACAAACTGAGTTCACAACAGGAAAAACTAGAAGAGAGACAGCTTATCAATTAGGAATAAAAGGTAGAGTTGCTCCACGAATACCTCTTGTTGATGGTTTGCATTCAGTAAAAATGATGTTGCCTAAAACATTTATTGATACAGATAATTGTCAAAAATTAATAAATGCTCTTAGACATTATCATCAAAAGTATAACGATAAACAAAGAGTGTATCATGTAAAACCTGTTCACGACTGGAGTTCTCATGCTTGCGATGCTTTAAGAACTTTGGCAACAGGATTATTTGAAACAAATTATTTTAACAAAAAACGTCAGCTCATTGCTGAAAGTAATTACGAGGTAATATAATATGGGTTTTCTTAAACCAAAAATTCCAACTCTACCAATACAAAAAATTGAGCTACCAAAGGCAGAGGATGTTCCTTCATTAGAAGACGAGGCAAGAGAAAGAGAAGCTGCTGAAGAATTAAGAAGAAGTGAATTGAAAAGAAAAGGAAGAAGATCAACTATTCTTACTGGTACTGGTTTAACAGATATTGCAGATGAGAATATAGAACAACAAACTTTATTAGGAGATTAAAATCATGGGTGGACCAGCAGGCTCAGGCGGATCAGATCAATCAGACGAAAGAAAAGTTGATACATACGCAGATCAATTAAAAAAAGAACAAGCAAGAAAATCTAAATTTAAAAGAGATAAAGAAGATAAAATAAAGAAGAAAAATATTTTAGATGAGTATGTAGATCACAGTCCAACTTTGCAAGCTGTTAAAAATGTTGGTGATAAATATAGTCTTAATAGAAGAATGAAATATGCTAATAAGGCTGGAATAAATATTCAAGGTATGAGTACCGAAGAAATTTTATCAAAAGATTTTAAATCTCGATTAGATGCTAAAGGTTATTCAGATCAACCAGGTAATTTAGGTGGTGATGACAATCGTGGACCTGATCAAATTAAATCACTTGAACAACCAAAAGTAATTTCTCAAATGAATAATACAGGAATTAAATCAGGTATGATTACTGCCGATAAAATGTCTCCAACGTCAGCCGAAATATCAGATGAATACACCGCTTTAAAAACAAAAAGAAGAGGTAAAAAGAATACAATTTTAACTTCAGTTACCGGAGTTGAAGAAGATCCAACTTTAGGTAAGAAAACATTATTAGGCTAATATGCAATCACAATCATTAAGAAGTTTAGCAAAAGAATTAAAAGATACTTTATCTAGATTAGAAGAAAAAAGATCTACTTGGGAAAGCCATTGGCAAGAAGTAGCTGATTTGATGCTACCTAGAAAAGCTGAGATTACAAAATCTAGATCTAGAGGCGATAAAAGATCAACTGCAATTTATGATGCTACTGCAATTCATTCATTAGAATTACTATCTGCATCACTACATGGAACTTTAACTTCTTCT